GGGTTAGGGATTGGTGACTGATTTGGCGGCTACCCGCGCCGTTCTCACCGGGTTGCCATTATAACTTTCGTCGGTGTCTTTGTTCAGGTACAAATCATAATGGAATACATTATCGTCCTGGTTGTTGGTGCCGCCGCCAACCACTTCCACCACCAGCCACATACTGCCGTGAAATTTCACGTCATTGGTGCCGGCTTCCACTCCGATGGTATCAAATTTTGCCGTGCTGCTGGTGGCGTCAAATCCGGCCGGGGTGGTGGTGAACCACTTGGTCAGGTCGCTGCTGAAATGGTAAATAATATTCGCGTCGCCGGTGGTCGATTGCCAGGCCGATGCGTAGCCGTCGGTGCCGTTACAGTCCGCGATAAACACCGGTTTGCTGTGGTACGCGTCGGACGAATCGACAAAGGTAAATACAAACGAATAGTGTACATAACTGTACCCCTCGTCATAGGTCACGGTCTGGTTGAATATGTTGCCGGCATTGGCGACAATTGCCATGACCATAATGAATAATGCAATGCGTTTCATTCGGAATCTCCTTTATCGCCCCGGCTTTTAATCCCCAGCATCTGGTATAATTCCGATTTCACCGTGGCAATGGATTTTTTGGTTTCGTTTTCATCGGCGTATATTGACACTCCGCAGTTATTGGCAAATAGAAACAGATCCGCCTGCTTCTTGGCGTCAATCGCCGCTTTAAGTTCACCCGGTGCAAATGTTTCCGCCAGTTTGTCCCGGAATACTGCGGCGTCTTTAATCCATTGCTGGTACGCCTGTTCTTCCTGGGTCAGTTCCCGTCGCACATTGCCGTTCTTATATTGCTTGTGCGTTTCCAGCGCCTTGATCCGGTCCTTTTCTTTGGCCGGTATCCGCGCGATACCCACCGCGCCGTCGCGGTTGATGGTTGGTTTGAAACGCACCGAATTAAATCCCGGCAACACCAAAACGAGTCCGGCTTCCTTCGACACATAGGTTAGTAATTCCACAATTTGCTCCTTATTAAGGGGCCGGGTTATCGGCCCCCCGGTTAAGCGTGAATCCAGGCGTGTGGTTCGATACGGTCAACTTCAAGCGAATAAATAATCCGCCATTCATCGGCCACACCGGCCCGGTCGTTTTCCTGAATATCTTTGTGATATTGCAACACACCCTGGTTACCGTAAGGACGCAGGCGCGCGCGGGTCGGGTCAATAATCAGGCCGGCGCCTTCGTAATCCTCGGTAAACAAATGATGCACTTTCATATACAGGGTAATACCGCCCGGTGCCAGGTACTTGGTAAAGTTCTGGCCCATCATATCCACCTGGCCAACGATGCGCTCTTTGGCTTTTCCGATTTCCAGGATTTTCAGATACAATTCATTGGAAAAATAACCGAAACGTGCTTTTTCCGAACCGATACCGGCGGCGCATGGACCTTTTAACAGAAATTCATCCCATTGCGCTTCCGATAATCCGGCGCTCCAGTCCAGGATATTTTCGCCACCGCCCTGCTGGATAAAGCGGCGGAAACCGCGGCTGAAAAACTGGCGCCCATTGGTGCCGTCGCGGTAATAGCGTTCACCATGAATTACTGCTTCTTCCATCTGGATCCGGATATCGCGGTGCGTTTCCTGTCGCCGTTCTTCGCGCTCCGGGCCGGTGTAATTCTGCTGGTCGTGCAGGATATTACCCACCGCAAAACTGCAGCGGATAAAGTGGACGTAATTCCATTCCTGTACGTCCTGAACCACTTTCATGGTCGCGCGCTGGCTGTATTCTTCCGATGCGTCGGCAATGATATGCAGGTTCATGCCAGCCGTCACGGTCGGAAATGATGCCTGGGTTGTGGTGCCGTTTGATTGAAACCCAATTGCCGATACGGTAATGGTGGTGGTTTTTGCCGTTACCACACCGATATCGGTTTCCGTCGCCGCCGGCGATAACTGCGGAATCTGTACCACATCGCCCACCTTGAAGTAGGAAACATTGGTCGGGGTGACGACGATACTGGTACCCGATGCCGTGGTCACGGCGCTGATTTCATCCCAACGCGGCAAATGGTCTTTGCGCGTCCATTCCACTTTCGGGTTATACGCGGTTCGCCCTTTGGGCATCTGCGCCATTAGTGCCACAACGGGGTTAAGGCTCTGGTATTTGTAGGCCAGGCCCTTGCTCACGTCGCGTACTTCTTTTCCGGCTAATACGTCCTCTTTGCCCAGGACACCGGTCATAACTGTTGCCATGCTATCCTCACTTTGCGTTTAATATTTTCTCCAGTGCATTCTCCGCGGGATCAGCAACCGTGGCCAAAAACTGGTCTTCATCGGATACTTCAATCGTCTTCCCCGGTTTCGCCGGCTGGATCCGGTCCTGCTGCTCAATAATCCGCTTCTGCAGATTACTGTCGTCGGCTCCGTGAATCAGTTCGTAGGCGCTTTCCAGGGTATTCAGATTGTTTTCCACCATCGCGCTGGTCAGTATCTGCAACCGTTTTACCGCCCGGTAATCCGGGTGGTCGCTGCCGGTGGTGAGTACCGTCTGAATATATGCGCGCATATTACTGTCATTAGGTACACTAAACCGGTAATCGGGATGGTTGCGCATGAATTCGCGCGTGGCGCTCATGGCTATTTCTTCATCGCGCGTCCGGATGGCCTGCTCGGCCTGTTCCAGTTGCGGCTGTACCCGGCTCAATACCTGCTCGGTGATCTTCTGGGCTATCGTCTTGAATTTGGCTTCGTCCATTTTCATTTTCGTCGCGTAGCCGTCTTCGTCCGTTCCTTCAATCACCATCAATTCATCGCTCATAATTTCCTGTACCATCTGATCCGCCAGTTCGCTGGTGGGGTTGGGAATCTCTTTGGTCCCTTCGGCATAGGGTACGATTTTCTGGATCTGTGCGTCGTCCAGGTGGGCCAGTATCTGGCTGCGCTGGCGCAATGCTTTTTCCCAGGTACCCTTGTTCTGCAGTTCCCGCAGTGCTTCGCTCAATTCGGCTTCGCTGTATTCCGCGTCGCCCACTTTGATTTTTGGCGTATCCGGTTGTTTTTCCTGCGTTTCATTTGAATCATTCGCGGTGTCATTATTCACCACCGGGGATTCACCCAGCATTGCATCCATATTGTCCTGTCCGGCAATCTGTTCAATGCTTTCACCCGCTGCCGGTTCTTCTGCCGGTGCCTGGGTTTTTTCTTCTTCGCTCATAGATTCCTCTTGGTTGATCTATTGGTCGCTTTAATCTATTTTATTTTTTACGGTTACGCAAATTCTATCACCTGTTTTGCGTTGTAAACTGGTTCACGGTGCCGATATCCGGCAAATGGATGGTGCCGCTGTGCTCCTGGGTTGTAATCCTAATGAAATATACCCGCGCGCTGGTGGCGTTCAGCGTTGTCCGCTCTTTTTTTATCGTGTCAAATACGATCATCGCGCTTTTTTCGTCAATCTGCCGGCGCACCTTTTCCGCTTCTTCTTTGCTGACTTCGATATTGTCCCAGAAAAATCCAGGCGCGGAATCTCCCGGGTAAAATGCCACCGATACATAATACTGAATTACACTCATTGCGCTGCTCCTTCTTTTATCATGTCGTCCTTTGCGGTCCGCGCTGTTTCAATCTGCTGCGCGCCCTGTTGTATTATCTGGCCCATGGTGCTCATAAATTCCGGCCCCTGCTGCATCATGGTATTCATCAACTGCATTGCCTGGTCTTGCGCCAGTAGGTTATCATATTTTTCGGCATAACTTTTCGGGTACAGTGCTTTGATTGTATCTATTTTGGCCAGTAATCCTTGCCCGTATGCCACCAGCGCCTTGTTCTGCTCGGCCTGCTCCATCTGCAGGCTGTTCATTATTACCTCGGCGTACACTTCCATATTGATTCCGGAAAGTTCATTCACCCGCGGGCCCGGTACGTGGTAATCGTCGTCCGGCCCAACATCGGAATTATAATATATTTCCCGCTCCTTGCCGTCGATTTCGGTAAACACCTTAAACGGCTGGTTGAGTTCGTTTTTAATTGAATGATATATGGCACGGGCCAATGCGGTAAATCCGCTTTCCAGGTGGTTCTGGGCCACGTATTCGCTTTCAATACCACCGCTATTCAAATACGCAATGGCCTTGCCCGATAATTGCCCCTGGATATCGCCGCGCTGGGGTGCGTATTTTCCCGTCGCTTCATCAAACCGGTGATCGATCATTTCTTTCATCTGCAACAAACTGGGTGCCAGCCCGGTCTGCGGGGCAAACATCACCCGCGCGTCCGGCGATGACAGTACCAGTACCCCGTGCTCTTTCGATGCTTCCTGTTTATACTTTACTTCGTCCTCCACCGTCCCGCCGGCAATTATGGCCAGTTTCTTAATGTCTTTTTTGACGATATCCTGCATAATACTGGCCAGGATATTTTTCTGGTTCTGCGTCTGCGCTGTAAGCCGGACCGGGCCAAACGGCATTTTCCCCTTACCAACATCTTTCCGTGGTGTATGGATAAACGGGCCCATACGGAAATCCGGGTATCCGGTGGGCTGTGGGCCTTCTACAATTACCGCCTTATTGATAATCAGCACAATATAGTAGCGTTCATGCTCTATCCGGATGCTTTTCTTCTTGCCCTGTTCATCCAATACCTTACTGGCGATGCTCTGGAAAAATGTTTCGCGGAATTCAATCTCGTACAGGTCGCAGTATTCTTCCGTTTCGTCACCGGTGCCCACCTCGCTCATGCTTTCGGTGATCTTGTCGGCAAATTTCGGCCATCGTTCCTTTGCGTAACTCAACAAAATCCGTTGCGGGTGAATGCGGAAAATATCGTCGCTGTGCATCATATCGCGGGCATTGGGGTCCAGCCATAACTGGTCCGGATCCAGGGCAAATATTTCCGGCTTACCCAGTCCGTACTTGGACAGGCGCATCGGGTTATACCGGTATTTCCAGCCGGCGTATCCCTCGCAATAAAAATGATTGGTGATATTCTCAACCAGGCTTTCGCGGAAATTGTTTTCGCGTAATATGTCCTGCATCAATATTTTGAGTGGATCGCTCATTTTCCCGCCGCCGCGGCATTCAATATTTACCTTGCCGCTTATCATGGCCCCGGTCAATCGTCGCACTAAATCGGTGATGCGGTTTTCGGTGATAAATTCCTTATCATCGGGAACGTCGCTGGGCGCCTGCATATTTTCAAAGTATTCCCGGTCTTCCTCGTAATCGGCTTTTACCTTGTTCCAGTTGGATTCCGCCGCGGTAATCCATTCCTTGAAATCGCTTTCCGTATAATTTCCGTCGTACATTTTTTTATCTCCTTACCAGAATTTTCGTACATCTTTCTCACCTGCCCCGGCGCCGCCAAATGGTTGCTGGCCGGAAAATTTATCGGCCGGCTTCTTGGCCCGCGGTGCGTTTATCGCCATCATTCCATAGCGCGCTTCGTCCAGCGCGTGGTCTTCCACCTCCGGGTCATTCCCCTTCCCGGCAATATCTTCCACGTCGCGGTTGTCTGATTCCACACTGGTTAATTGCTCCACCAGCGGGTTATTCATGTTCCGGAATATCAGGTATTTTTCCGGCATGGCGGTGCGCAGCGCCCACCAGCCGGCCTTACGGTCGGTAATGGCCCGTTCCAGAATTATGCCCTGTTCCCGAAATGCGTCATTCATGGTCAGTTCGCTGGCCAGTACCGCGTAGCGGTCGCGCTGGCTCCAGGCATCGTGCCCGGATACAATCTTATCCGGCATCCGGCCCTGTAAATATGGGTAGAGCGGGCTGTGGTCGGCGCTTAAATACTCGCGCACCTTTTCAGCGTGCTGGAACGGGTTGCGGCCTTTTTCGTAATACATTCCCACCCGGTAAATAGTGCCGTCATAATCCATCGCCTGCACCCCAAATGATAGCGGGGAGGAAAAGCCCGGATCCATACTGGCAATCACTTTCCACCCTTCCGGTATCTCAAACGGGTCAATGATCTGCTTGGGATCAAACTCCTTAAAATGCAATCCGGCAAATACATTCCAGTCGCCGTATAAATAGGCGTCGCGCAAATGGTCCGGTAGCCCGGCCAGTTTCTGCGCGTAATCGCTGTATTTCAATGTAAACTGTTTGCGCTGCTCGTCATTCCAGCGCCGGTAATAATCATTGACAGAATACCCCTGCTTCTGTAATTCGCGGATCACCCAGAATATATTATCCCATACATGCGCCTGCAGGAAATAATAATCGCCGGCTTTCTCGTTGCCCCGGTATGCCCGGTCAATGTATATGCGTTTGATATAGGTATGGCCAACACCGCCCGGGTTCATGGTTGTGACCATCTTGGCCCGGCTCGGTAATAGCCCGCGCGGATCGCGGTTCGATCCCTGCAGCCATACCATCATGTCCTCGGTCAACTGGGTGGCTTCGTCGATAAATATAATCGGGTATTCCACCCCCTGGTATTTAAATATATCGTCATTGCGCTCGGCATAGCCAAACCGGATCAGCGGCCGGCCGGTCGGTGCGTATAATATGTATTCCGATTTATTCAGGTATTTTCGCAGTTGCGGATAGCGGACCATCATCGGGTTAATATGGTTGTCTAATAATTCATTGCGAAAGCGCCGGAATATCATCACGGTAATATTATACCGGATGGCAAAATACAGCGCCATTTCGCGCACCGCGTGGCTCTTGGCCCCGCCCCGGGCGCCGCCGTAACCAATCCAGGAATAATCCGATTGCTCAATTGCCTGTTTTAAAGATTTTTGCTTCGGCTGCAATGGGCTGGTAATGCTAATCATCAGGATTAATATAAGTATCTTCAATATCGTTCTCGGTTAAATCGGTAACCTTTACGTCCCACGATTCGATGGCCAGGTTCTTCTTGTCCTGCCACCGTTCCGGGTGGCGGTTCTTTAAATAAAATATAATCGCCGTGGTATCCGGTCCCACTTTTTTGCGGTATTTTTTCGTTACAACCCGTATCCCCTTTGGCCCGTCCTCGCTTTCTTCCACGGTTTCAATATAGGAATACCCCTTAATCCGTTTCTGTAACTGTTTCTCGGCCACCCCCACATCAAACTCGTCCTTCCCCTCGCGCACCGCCTGGCCAAATTCGGGATACCGTTTTTTCCAGTCGCTGATAGTGCTCCGCGCCGTGGCCTGGCCGATCAGTATTTTGGCAAGTTGGCCGTCCGATGCGCCGGTTTCAGAACAGATCCGCCGCGCCAGTTCGGCAAATTCGCTTTTATATTTTACATATTTCATCTTTTTCGGTGTCCAAATTTTGACTCTAATCTATTTCACTATTGTTCATTGGGCAAATTATTGTTTTTATTTCCGTTGTTTTGAATCATCATCCGGATTAATTTCACCAGTCGTTCCCCGGTTTCGGTGAGCGTTATTTCCCCGGTTTTTGATACTTTCCCGTCAAATATTATCTTGTACCGCTGCCCCCTGCCGGCCAGTTCAATGGTATGTATTTCGGCGGAATGCTTTGCTTTTACCGTGATCCGCAAGTCGGATTTAATCCGTGCCATGGCATCCTCTTATTATTGCCTGGATATAGATAAACGAAAAGCCGGTATAAATGACGATCAGAAACACTTTTATTCTTTTTCGTATCACATTACCTCCTCGCCGCTGTGCGGCTTAATATTATGTTATATGGCAACGGTACATTCAACCTCGTTGCCCCAAATTTCCCACCCAGGAGTAGCTTTTCTTGCAAACATTTCTACCCTTGGCAAGTCTCCACAGAGTTTTAAAATCTTTTCTCTTGTCTCTTCCGGCTTCTTTGAGTGCTTGTCTATTGGTGCATAAATCACCTGGTGTACCCCAGTATCTTTCCGTTCTGGTTTTCCTTTGGTTGCCAAGAGACAAAACTCAGTATTAGATCTTGCCCACCTGCCCATTCCCCAAAAGCTGTCAAATCTGTCTTGCGGCAAAAAACTATATTGTTTTATGTTGGTTCTCTTGTTTGTTTTTACCCATACAAAAGCACACGTTTTAAACTCAAACCCCCACGCCTTAACAACCTGTAGGCTTTCGTAAAGTTTTGGCCATGTTCCCCATAAAAACAGC